CTCTCCGATTTTGAGAATTTCCTGCGCGAGGCAGGGTTCTCGAAAAGCCTGGCCACCGCAATCGCGGGCAAAGGCCTCAAATCGCTGCTCCGGAGTGAGTCCGGCAGTGAGTCCCCCACCGACTTCCTGTCGGCTCTCGCCGCGCAAATCCGCGGCTGAACCCACCTCCTACGGAGCATTCCCATGACCGAGACCAAGAGCGCCGATCAGTTGGCGCAAGAAGTGAAGGCTGCATTCGATACGCGCCATGATCAGGTAAAAGCCATCGCCGAAGAGGCGCTGGGCAAGGCTGCCAAGGGTGAAGAGCTCTCGGCCGCGACCAAGCAGCTGGCCGACGAGGCGCTCACCGCGCTCAATGAAGCCAAGGCCCGCCTTGACGAGGTCGAGCAGAAGCTCGCCCGCAAGAAGCAGGATGACGAACGTTCCGACTATCGGACCATCGGCGAACGCGTCGTTTCGTCCGACACCATCAAGCCGTTCCTGAACAGCAAGACCGCCCGCGGCCGCGCCAGTGTCGAGGTCAAGGCGATCGTCTCTGCCCTCACGACCGATGCCAACGGCTCGGCCGGCGACCTCATCGTGCCCGATCGTCAGCCGGGCATCATCACCCCTGGCCAGCGCCGCCTGACGGTCCGCGACCTGCTGACCCCGGGCCGCACCAACAGCAACGCCGTCCAGTATGTGAAGGAAACCGGCTTCACGAATGCAGCGGCCACCGTTTCGGAAACGGCCGGCGCCACGAAGCCGCAGACCGACATCAAGTTCGATGTCGTGACCAGCAGTGTCACCACGATCGCCCACTGGGTTCTGGCCACTCGCCAGATCCTCGACGATGTGCCGATGCTGCAGTCCTACATCGACGGCCGGCTGACCTATGGCCTGGCGCTCGTTGAAGAGAACCAGCTGCTGAACGGCGGGGGTACCGGCACTGACCTGCACGGCGTCTACACCCAGGCGACCGCCTTTGCGCCGCCGATCACGATCCCGGCGCCTGTCACCCGCATCGATGTCCTGCGCCTCGCCATGCTGCAGACGGCTCTCTCCGAGCTGATGTCGACGGGCGTCGTGCTGCATCCGTCGGACTGGGCGGCGATCGAACTGCTCAAGGACACGACCGGCCAGTTCATCATCGGCAATCCGCAGGGCAACCTGTCGCCGACTCTGTGGGGGCAGCCAGTGGTGGCAACGCAGTCGATGGCGACGGGCAAGTTCCTGACCGGCGCCTTCCAGCTTGGTGCGCAGATCTTCGACCGCATGGACGCCACGGTCGAGATCTCGACTGAGGACGACCAGAACTTCCGCAAGAACCTGGTGACGGTCCTGGCCGAAGAGCGCCTCGCGCTCGCGGTCTACCGCCCGGAGGCTTTCGTGAAGGGCGACTTCGCGGCTGCTGCCACCGCGGCAACGGCTGCTTGATGATGCAGGGGCCGGCTCGTTCCGGCCCCTCTCATCCAACGGGAGGGATAACCTATGATCCTCAAAGCCCTTGATACCCTGCACATCAGCTCGGTCAGCTCCAACAACATCCTGGCCAGCCAAAGCTTCGAGCTCGACGACCATTTCGGCCGACAGCTGATCGAACGCGGACTCGCGGTTGAGGTCGGCGGGAGTGAACCAGCAGCTGCGGTTACGCGCAAATCGGGCTCCACGCACCGCACCAAGGCACAATAATGTCTGAGATCGTCACGATCGAGCCGCCCGAGGACCGTGCTGTGACACTAGAGGAAGCCCGCCAACAACTTCGCCTTGATGGCCGCGACGAGGACCTGTTGCTGGGCGCGAAACTGGATGCGGCCCAAGCCGAGCTCGAGCAGCAAACAGGACTAAAGCTGTGCGAACAGACCATCGAATTGCAGCTGGAAAGCTGGGAAGACGAAATCACCGTGCCCATCCGGCCCTGCTTGGTGGCCGAGATCCGTTACACTGCCATCAGCGGGGCAACGGTCACCCTGCCAGAGACGGACTATGTCGCCCGCAAGCGCCACGGGTCCACCCGCATCCGCCCGGCATCCGGGAAGTCCTGGCCTGAGCTGGGCGCGGACGGTCTGGTCCAGATCACTCTGTCGGTCGGATTTGGCGAGAATGACCCTGATCTGGCGATCGCCCGCGCCGCGATCCTGGTCAAAACCGCATCCCTTTTCGAAAACCGCGAAGGTGCAGCCTGTCTCGCCTTCGACACGTTGGTGGGTCAGCTCAAATGTCGCTGGATCTAGCCTCGACGCTCGACACAAGGATCCGGATTGAGCGCAAGGTCGTCACGCGCGACCCGCAATATGGTACCGAACAGGTCAATTGGACCGAATTTGCCTGCGTCTGGGCCGAGGTGAAGGACATTCTGCCCTCACGGGCCGAGCGATTGGCGGACAACATCCAGATCGCCCGCCGGCCATCGCGCATCCGCATTCGCTATCGCGCCGGTCTTTCGGCGGATATGCGAATTATCATAGATAACCGCACCCATCAGATCATTTCCGGCCCGGCCACACTGGGACGCCGTGAGGCCATGGAAATCATGGTCGAGGAATTGAGCAGTGAAGGAGCCTCGCCATGACCATCAGGCTCAAGGGCGGCCCGGAACTGCTGCGTCTGCTCGACGAACTGCCCAAGAACCTTGAACGCAATGTCATCCGAGGCGGCTTGCGCGCCGGGGCCAAGGTCATTCAGCAGCAGGCCAAGGCCAATGTCCCGGTCCGTACCGGCAAGCTCAAGAAGGCGATCGGGATTGGTACCCGCACTGACGGCGCGAAGCTCTCGTCCTACGTCAAACTGCGTGGGCCTGGCTCCTATCTCGGGCTCTTCGTCGAATATGGCGTCGCGCCACATCTGATCTCGGTGTCCGAGGCCGACAAGCCGGTGCGTGAGACGCGCCATGGTCCGCGCAAGGTCAGCATCGGCACGATCAACAAGATGGTGAAACGGGGTAGCCTCAAGATCGGCGAGAACTTCGTCGGACCCTTGGTCATGCACCCGGGTCACGCCGCCAAGCCGTTCCTCCGACCGGCGCTCGATCAGAAAGCTGAGGAGGCGGTGAACGCCATGGGCGCCTACATCGCCCACCGCGTCCAGATCGGCGATCTTCGCGCTCCGACCCTTGAGGTCGATGACGAATGAACGGGGTGATTGCGGTCCGCTCGCTCCTGGTGGCTGACACGAGGGTGACGGCGCTTGTCCCCGTTGCGCGGATTGCCTCCGGGATGCTGCCCCAGGGCACGGACTTGCCGGCGATATCGCTGATGTCGGTTAGCAGTGTGGATCGCAACGTTCCTGCGCCGGGCTCCAAACGCCGCGTCACCGAACGGGTGCAGGTGACCGTGCTGGCCCAGACCTACCCTGAAGTGAAAGCCATTCTCGCGGCTGTCCGCACAGCCGCTGCCGACCAGATGCCCGCGATCGACGGGCTGACCGAGGTCACCGTCCACACCGATTCCGCCGGACCTGATTTCCTCGACGAGGAGACCGGCATTCACATGCAGACGCAGGACTTCCGCGTCTCATTCAACGAGGCGCGCTGAAGCCTCACCTTCATAAGGACCCATTGCCATGACCGTTCGGACTTCCGCCGGCACCACTTTGAAGGTGTCGGCCTCTACCCCTGCGACCTTCGATGCCACCGGCTACAACGCGCTGACCATGACTACGGTTGGCGAAGTTTCCGACCTTGGCGAGTTCGGCCGCGAGTTCAATCTCGTCACCTTCAACCCCGTTGGTAGCCGCGGCGTCGTCAAGAAGAAGGGCAGCTTCAACCAGGGCACAATGCAGATCCAGCTGGGTCTAGACACCGATGATGCCGGCCAGATCCTGCTCAAGTCTGCCTCGCTGTCGGACGCCGACCACAGCTTCCTCGTCACCACCCAGAACGGCGACAAGTACTATTTCCAGGCGCAGGTCATGAGCTTCAAGGTCAACGTCGGCTCGGTCGACCAGATCACGACTGCCACGGTGACGCTGGAACTCACGACCAACTCAGCCGGTGTGGGCATTGTCGAGGTGCTGGCACCCTAATGAAGAGCTGGTGCGGATGGCGGGACTCGAACCCGCACGGGATAAATCCCACAAGATTTTAAGTCTCGGGCGTCTACCATTACCTGCGGTGAACTGCGTTTCCGCCACATCCGCATGGGCCCATTAGTCTGGTGCGGGCGAAGGGACTCGAACCCCCACACCTTGCGGCGCCAGAACCTAAATCTGGTGCGTCTACCAATTTCGCCACGCCCGCACTGGCGCCGGCATTTCCCAGATCATGCCCAAATTGCCAAGGAGAACATGCATGTTCGACATCACCTCGCTTGCCGCGACCGACACCTCGACCCTGGAACTGGTCGGCGGCGACGATGCCCCGCTTTTCGACGACAAGGGCAAGCGCCTTTCGATCACCGTCTACGGCCCGGGCTCGAAGGTCTACCAACGCGCCCAGGCCCGCCAGCAGAACCAGCTGATGGACAAGATCAAGAAGCGCGGGAAAATGGACCAGTCGGCCGAGGAAAAGCTCGCCGAACAGGCCGATTTTCTCGCCGCCTGCACGGTCAGCTTCAACGGCTTCACTTATCCGCCGGCAGAAGGCCTCGAAGGCCAAGAGCTGTTCCGCAAGGCCTATGCCGATCCCTCGATTGGCTTCATCGCCACCCAGGTTGCAGCCCACATCAATGACTGGGCAAATTTTACGAAGAGCTCAGCCGAGAGCTGAGCCTTTACGTTCGGCAACTGGCGTGGCTCGGAACTGCGCCAAAGCCGCGCTCCAACAAGCAGATCAAGCCTGACGTCGACGCTGAACCGCTCACCCGGTTGCAGCGGATGACGATCGACGATCTTGCCCCTGACTTCCCGCCTATTCGCACCCCATGGGTGGTCGACTGGCTGATGGAGGTTGGACCAACCGATCCCGGCGCGATGGGCGCAGTTCCCATCTCATGGGCCTCCATCGAGCACTGGCAGCGCTGCATGGGGCACGACCTGCCGCCATGGGTCACCAAGCTGCTGCGCCGTCTGTCGGTCGAGTTCGTCGCCGAAACTGTCCGCGCCCGCGAGCCGGACTGCCCGCCGCCATGGACTGCCACGTCCGTCCTCAACCGTGATGAAGTCTCCCGGAAAGTATCCAACGCCTTCCGGGCGCTGATGATGTCGAAGGAGCCCAGCACGTGAAAGCAGGCACCCTCGAAATCGAAATGGTCACCAACGTCGCCCGCCTCCAGAAGGAGATGGCCGACATCAAGCGCACGGTAGCAGGCGCGATGGGCGATGTGGCGGACAGCGCGGCGCGGGCCGACCGGGCCATCGAGGCAGTCGGCACGCGCGGCATCACCAGGATGGGGGGATCCGCCAAGCTGGCCGGACACCAGGTCCAGAACCTCGTCTATCAGCTCAACGATGTCGTGGTTGGTCTGTTCTCGGGCCAGAAGCCGATGACCGTGCTCATGCAGCAGGGCACGCAGATCGGGCAGATCGCGATGCAGGCCGGCCTCGGCATCGGAGGCATGGCCCGTGCGCTGCTGGGACTTGCCGCCAGTGCGGCAGCCGCCGCGCTAACCAACCCCTATCTGCTTGCAGCCGCGGCAGCCGCAGGGATCGCGTTCGGCGCGTTCAAGCTGTTCCAATCCAGCGTCAAAGAGACCGGCGAGCTTGACCGCTACGCCCAGAGCCTTGGCCTCACCAAGAAGGAGATGGAAAAGCTGGGCCCCGTCGGGATCACCGTCGGCGATACCATGAAGGGTCTGTGGAAGACCGTCTCGGATGGGCTCAACCTCGGCATCGTATTCTCGACCCTCAAGGACTGGGCGGTGACGGCCTTCGAGGCCGTGCTTCAGGTCGGCAAATATGCAGTTGCGATAATCTACGCTGGCTGGGTCGGCGGGTTCAACGCGATCCGGATCACCTGGGCCGCACTACCCGGCGTGATAGGCGAAGCGGCCGTGGGAGCCGCCAATCTGGCAATCAGCGGCATCGAGTATCTTGCCAACAAGGCGATCGCAGCGCTCAACTGGCTCGCCGAATGGGTCAACCCGGTGCTCGACCGCGTCGGGCTTGCCACCATCAGCCGGATCGAGAGCGTTGCTCTGCCGCGCATGGAAAACAGCTTTGCAGGCTCTACCGCGCGCATGGGTGCGCAGGTCCGCGACGAGTTCACCTCGGCCTTTGGCGATGCCATGGGCATGATGGATGCCTTCTCGGCGCGTTGGCGCGAGAATAGCATCGCTGCTGCCAAGGCCCGACTAGCCGCCAAGGCGGACGAGATCCGCGGCGACGGCACCGACCGTGCCAGCAGCGCCAAAGGCCCGAAGGAAACTGAAGCCGAACGCGCGCTAAAAGCTGCCCGCGACTTTGCCGCCAACCTCGCGCTCGAGACTGCCAAGATCGGCAAGACCCCGATCGAGATCAAGCGGATGGAAGTCGCCATGGCGGCGCTCAAGGCGCCGACCGATGAAACGCGCATTGCCATTCTGGAAGCTGGCGAAGCCTGGGAACAGGCGACCCGTGCTTTTGCTTCGTCGGAGTTCCTGCGCCAGACCGTCGCCCCGCTTGAACAGCAGGTTGCCCTGCTAGGCCAGTCAGCCCGCGCGCAGGCAATCGCCAATCTCGAAGCTGAACGCGAGCAGATTGTGCTGGAACGCGGCGTTGAGGCTTGGGAGCGATATCGCGCGGCCCGCACCCGCCTGATGGAGGCGGACTTTGCGCAAAGCGGTCAAGAACAGTTCCTACAGAGTCTGGAGGACATGGTCGCCGCTACCGAAGCGGCTGCCCAGAACATGGCTGATGCTTTCGGTTCGGTCGGCGGGGCAATTGGCGCGATCACGGTCGAGATCACCCGTTTTGCCTCGGCGCAGGTGGCTGCAGCCCAGCGCGTGGCTGAAGCAGAGCGTGAATATGGACGGACCTCGTTTCAGTATGCCGACGCGCGTGCCGCCCAGGCATCGGCCGAGATCAACCATTATGGCAATCTCGCTTCGGCCGCGAAGGGGTTCTTCAAGGAGGGCTCCGATGGCTACAAAGCGCTGCTCGCAGCCGAAAAGGTATTCCGCGCCTTCGAGCTTGCCATCGCCATCAAGAATGCAGCGGTAAAGATCGGGCTCATCGGCGCACAGACCGCGGCCAAGGTTACCGGCGATACCGCGATGGCCGCCTCCGACACGGCGCGTGCCGGGGTCGAACAGGGCAACTCGATCATCACCACCGGCATCAAGGCGGTGGAAGCCGTCGTGAACGCTATCCGCTCGCTGCCTTTTCCGCTCAACATCGCGGCCGGCGCGCTGACGGCCGGGGTCATTGCCTCGCTGGGCGTCGCTATCAGCGGCGCCTTTGGCGGATCACAGAAACTCCCTGCGGCCAACGATGGCACCGGCACAGTGTTCGGCGACAGCACGGCCAAGTCGGAGAGCATTGCCAAGGCGATCGATCATCTGCGCGAAGTCGATACGCTAACCATGCGATATTCCGCCGCCATGCTGGCTTCCTTGCGCAGCATCGAGGCCAATATCGGCGGGCTCACCAATCTCATCATCCGCACCAATGGCGCTGAGACTTCCGCTGCAGGCGTCAACACCGGCTACCAGACCACGGGCGTCACTGGTCTCATCGGCAAGGGTCTGGAGGGCGTCGGCTCGGTCCTGAACAAGATCCCCATCATTGGCGGTATCCTGGGCGGTCTTGTCGGGCTCGTCGGCAAGGCATTCGGCGCTCTGTTTGGCACCAAGACCACGATCACCGGCCAGGGCATCTTTGGCCGCGGCCAGTCGCTGGCCGACATTCTCGGCGGCGGGTTTGACGCGAGCTATTACAGCGACGTCAAGAAGACCAAGAAGTTCCTCGGGATCAGCATGGGCTCGAGTTATTCGACCCAGTATTCGGCGGCTGATGCCGAGCTCGAGCGCCAGTTCGCACTGATCTTCTCCGGCTTCTACGATGCGATCTCCGCCGCAGCGGGCCCTCTGGGCTTGTCGCTTGGTGAGGTGCAGTCCCGCCTGCAG